GGCGTGCCGCGTCCTGGTTATGCAGCCGCGCGAAGGCCGCGACGTTGCCGTCGGACTCCTTGTCGACCAATTCCTTAAGCCGTTTCCGGCGGTACGCATCGATATCCATTTTCTCATTAGACATGAAAACTAGCATTTGCTGTGTTCGCAAAAGTTATTGTTTTGCGAGCATCTGCTTGCGCTTATAGGAAGCAAATGCTATCGTTACTACATGAACACTTTCCACGCCTACTTCAAATCCCTGACCAAGGATGAGCGTCAAGCCATCGCTGACCAGGTCGGCACTTCCGTCGCATACCTCTGGCAGATCGCCTACGAACAACGGCCCTGCCGGGAATCGTTGGCCATCGAAATCGAGAAGGCTTCCAAGGGCAAGGTCCGTGTCGAAGATCTGAGGCCGGACGTCGACTGGGCTTACATCAGGAGTTCCGCTCAGTCTATCGCCGATAGTGAGTTCAAGGCCAATGGCGTCATGCATGACAGCGCTGCCGCCGATGATTCGCAGCCGCCCGTAGGCGAACGGGGCGCGGCTAGAAAAACCAAAGGACGCAAAAAGTAGCACTAGGGGCGATATAGACGTAACAGGGTTCACCGAAGCATGGGGGCGTTTTTTCATAAGTTGTAGAGCCTGAAGTGGCGGCATGAACTGTCGCCATTTTCTCCAGTATGGACCGTCAACGCCTCGCAAGAGGCACAAACCATAGGAAAGGTGAACAACATGCAACGTGAAATGCCCATGCACGGCGAGGTAAAGAAAGTGAAAGCAGCCCCTAGCGAGCTAGTGAACATGTGTGATGACGAACTCGATGCTGTGCGTCTTTGCATCCAGCTTTCGAAGTTCACGCACGACTACGTTGGCAAGCAACTGTCGATCGACAAGGGATATATGTCGCGCTTACTGCAAGGCAATGCCGGCGCACTGATGCAGAAACGCGTCGCGCTGATGAAGTTGTGCGGCACATATGCGCCGGTTCAGTTCGAATGCGCTGAGCTCGGGCTTGTGCCGGTGCCGCGTGACGAATACGAGCGGTTGTTGGCTATGGCGGCTGAACTTGATGCGATCAAGGGCGCCGGCTTTATGGGATTGGTGGCGGCATGAACTTGCACAAACGCAACGAATTTCAGCGCGCCCAGTGGGAAGCGTATCGGGCCAGCCAGAGCGTCTCGCTGATCGATCGCCTGATGGCATCGCCAGTCACGTTCGGCGTCTGTCTGACGGCTCTGTGTGTGCTGCCGGTGGTGGCTGTGATTGTTTGTCTTAGGGGTTGATCGATGAGAAGCAGAAAGTGTTTCAACTGACGCGGAGCAATGAGTGAGTGATTTACCCGAACCGCTGACGCCGGCCGACTGCGACTTGAGAGATTTTCCTTTCATGCCGCTGGACATCGTCCGCTTGTTCAACTCGGAGTTTCATGCGCGCAGCAACGATGCGGAATTCCGCGCTGGATTCACGCTCTGGTGCAAGTCTTTTCACCAGGTGCCGGCCGGATCAATCCCTGACGATGATGTGTCGCTGGCGAGACTTGCGGAGTTGGGCCGCGACGTAAAGGGCTGGAAGAAGCTTAGAGAAGGTGCGCTGTATGGCTGGATGAAATGCAGCGATCAAAGATGGTATCACCCGGTCGTGTCCGAGAAAGCTATCGAGGCTTGGAATGGCAAGAAGGCGCAGAGATCGAGAACGTCAAAGGCAAGACTTCAGGCTCTGTTGAGTCGTCTGTCACAGGCTAAGGACTCCTTAGATGCAGCATCTATCGAGGACAGCATACAGACCCTGTTGAGCACTCTGTCACAGACTCTGTCACAGAACGAATTCGAGGCCCTGACAGAGTCAGTCAATACAGCGACGACAGAAGCCAAGAGAAAGAGAAAGGGAGAGGGACAGAGAGAGGGAGAGGGAAAGGGAAAAGTTATTAATACCGATGCTGACGCATCGGGCGCCGAGGCGCCGCGCGATCCGGGCGTGATGACGAAAGATGAACTTTGGAGTTCGGGCAAGTCTCTGCTGGCTCAGTCGGGAATGCCTGCAAAGCAATGCGGAACGTTCGTTGGTGGCCTTGTGAAGGAGTACGAGGCCGAGGCGGTCATGGAGGCAGTGCGCCGCGCTGTCGTTGAGAGACCCGCCGATCCAGCGGCCTTCCTCAAGGCTACCTGCCAGCACATTGCCGGCGAGCGCAAAGGAAAAGGCAAGGACAGTCGCCATGGCGGCTTTGACAAGATCGACTACCGTGAAGGGGTGAACGATGACGGCAGTTTCTGAAATTTCGCGGATGACGCGTGAAAGCCAGTGCGAGAAGCACGGCACCTTCGAGGAAACCGGCATGACGTTGCCAATCGCCAGCAAGCGCGCGATCTGGAGCGGTTGCCCGCAGTGCTGTTCGGAAGCCAGGGTCGCTGAGGAGCAGCGCCGTGCGGCCGAAGAAGACGAGCAGCGCCAGCGCCGTATGGAGCAGCGTCTTTCCACTTCCGGCATCCCCGTCCGCTTTCGCGACCGCACGTTCGCCAACTACATCGCCGACACAGAACCGAAGCAGAAGGCCTTGCAGATCGCGATGGAATTCGCCGCGAACTTCGACGCGCACTATCGCGACGGAACGATGGTCGTCTTCTCCGGCAAGCCCGGCACAGGCAAAAGTCACCTCGCGATCGCCGCCGCAATGACCGTGATGGAGGCCGGCACTGCCCTGTACGTCAACGCGCTCGACATGATCCGCATGGTCCGCGACACGTGGCGCCGCGACTCCGACATGACGGAGACCGCCGTGCTCAACGAATTGTCGACGGTCAAGCTGCTGGTGATCGATGAGATCGGCGTGCAGTACGGCACTGAAGGCGAACAAGTGATCCTGTTCGACGTTCTGAACCGGCGCTATCGCGACCTGATGCCGACGATCCTGCTGACCAATCTCGGAGCCAAGGGCATGAAGGAATTTCTGGGCGAGCGCAGCTTCGACCGTCTTCGCGAGGGCGGCATCTGGGTCGCGTTCGATTGGGAATCTCACCGCGGGAGCAAGCGATGAAAGGCACTTCAAACGCCACAGCCATCACCGAATACCTGAAGGCTAGACCATTCGGCGCAAACGCGGTGGAGCTTGCGAATTATCTGAATACAAGCGACGAGAGCGCCGCCCATTCGCTCGAGCGATTGCTTGCGCGAGGCCTGGTTGAACGGGATCAGGGAACGCGGATGAGCGCTGTCTGGACATTGGTTGCGAACGAGCCTACTCCGCCGATCTTCCGGGCCATGGAAACGCTCAAGGGCATGCAGAACGCAGCGAGGCACGCATGACTCCCGCCCAACTAGCAGAAGTACTCGAAGAAATCGCAGCATGGACGCTAGAGGAGCGGCGAGCTTACATAGCCAACCTCGCGATGCATAGCGAAGAGGACGCCGAGCAGGTTAAGGCGGGATTGAAACGGATCTGGGATCAGCGGAAAGCATAGGGGGTGGGTAAATGATGGAAAATATTGAAGAAAGACCGATTAGTACTGCTTACGTGGACTACGAGTCGTTCATCGCAAGCAAGGGATTCTTGGACGTTCCGACGGGGTTCGATTGTGACGTGTCGGTAGGCCCGCTGTTCGACTTTCAGGCGGCATGCGTCAAATGGGCGCTCAAGCGCGGCCGTGCAGCACTGTTCGAGGATACGGGTCTCGGCAAGACGCTGCAGCAAACCACGTGGGCGAAATACGTCTGCGAACACACGGGCGGGAACGTGATCATCGTGGCGCCGCTGTGCGTTGCACAGCAGACCGTCGAAGAAGCGGCGAAGTTTGGCATCGCGATCAAGTACTGCCGGCACGACTCGGAAGTCGAGCCCGGAATCACGATCACGAACTACGAAATGCTTGAGCACTTCGAGCTCGATTCGTTCGTTGGTGTCGTTCTGGATGAAAGCTCGATCCTGAAGGCGCACAACAGTAAGACGCGGGCATTCATCACAGAAGCATTCCGCCGAACGCCGTACAAGCTCTCCTGCACGGCGACGCCCAGCCCGAATGACTGGATGGAGCTAGGCAACCAGGCGGAATTTCTCGGCGTTATGTCGTCGGTTGAAATGCTGTCGACCTTTTTCACGCACGACGGCGGCGACACGGGTAACTGGCGCCTTAAGGGTCACGGAAAGGTCAAGTTTTGGGAATGGATGGCGACGTGGTCTATCTGCATCCGCAGCCCTGCAGATCTTGGATTCGACGGCTCACGCTATCTGCTGCCGCCGCTTGAGCTCGTTGAACATGTCGTGGAGAGCGACGCCGCTCCGGAAGGTCAACTGTTCACCATCATCGCCCAAAGCCTGACCGAACGCCGTCAAGCCAAGAAAAGCACGATCGACCAACGCATCGAACTCGCGGCAGGTATCGCCAACAGCACGGATGAGCCAGTCATCGTCTGGTGCCACCTCAACGAGGAAAGCGAGCGCCTGACGAAGGCTATCCCCGGCGCAGTGGAGGTGACCGGCTCCATGAAGCCTGAACAGAAGGAGGCAAACATCATGGCCTTCGTACATGGCGAAGCGCGGGTGATCGTCAGCAAGCCCTCGATTATGGGTTACGGATTGAACCTGCAGCACGTCTGCCGGCGCATGGTGTTCGCCAGCATGGATGACAGTTTCGAATCCTATTACCAGGCTGTTCGCCGTTGCTATCGGTTCGGGCAGACGCGTCGCGTGCTGGCCCACATCATCACCGCCGATACGGAAGGCGCGGTGAAAGCCAACATCGCCCGCAAGCAGGCGCAGAGCGACGCCATGGCGGCCGAAATGGTTGGCCTGATGCGCGAAATCACCAAGAAACAGATTGAAGGCGCCAAGGGCGGCACGGAAGCGTACCGGCCATTGACGCCGCTGACTATCCCCGCATGGATTCTGGATAACGTGGAGTACGCACAGTGAACTGCATCACACAAGAAATTCACGATCGCTTCTCGATCTACAACATGGACTGCGTCGACCTCGCAAAGTCGCTGCCGGAAAACTCGGTGGACTTCTCGGTGTATAGCCCGCCCTTCGAGTCTCTTTTCGTGTTCAGCAACTCCGAGCGCGACATGGGCAACAACGCGTCGAGCTCGGATTTCTGGACACACTACCGGTTCCTGATCGCGGAGCATATCCGCATCATGAAGCCGGGTCGGCTGGTCGCGATTCACTGCATGCAGCTGCCGACGTCCAAGGCGCGCGACGGCTACATTGGCCTGAAAGACTTCCGCGGTGAAATCATCCGCGCACACCAAGAGGCGGGATTCATTTACCACTCGGAAGTGTGCATCTGGAAAGACCCGGTTGTCGCTATGCAGCGCACCAAGGCGCTCGGCCTGCTCTACAAACAGCTTCGCAAAGACAGCGCCATGAGCCGCCAGGGGATCGCTGATTACCTCGTCATCATGCGCAAGCCCGGCGAGAACCCCGAGCCGGTCACGCACACGCACGAGAGTTTCCCGGTCGATATGTGGCAGCGCTATGCGTCGCCGGTATGGATGGACATTAACCAATCGAAGACGCTGCAGTACATGAGCGCGCGGGATAGCGACGACGAGCGCCACATCAGCCCCTTGCAGCTTGAGGTAATCGAGCGGGCGATCGAGCTCTGGACAAATCCCAACGATCTGGTCTACACGCCATTCCTCGGAATCGGAAGCGAAGCCTATACGGCGCTGAAGATGGGCCGCCGCGGCATCGGATCTGAGCTCAAGCCCAGCTACTTCAAGTTGGCCGTCGAGAACTGCAAGAGCGCTGTTGCAGATAACCAATCAGACCTATTTGGAGCAGCAGCATGAGCCGCAGCCAGAAGCCTAGAAGGAAATACGACCCGACGCGCTTTATATCGCGGATCGCCGTCAATGCCGAAAAGCGCCGCGACGCCAATCCGCTGACCGACGACCAACAGCGCGACTTGGGACTTGCTTACCACATCGCCTTCGAAAACATGCTCAAGCGTGGCGGCGAAGAAGACTGGTATGTGCTGGCGGGTTCACTAAACGTCGCGCTGGTTCTCGCAGAGAAAGGCTATGGCGAGGAATTCATTCCCGAGATCAAGGCGGCAATGGAGGCGCTGATGTCGACCAAGTACCGGGCAGACCGGACGGGCAAGTGGGCATTCGATGGCGCCGGCATTCAAGCCATGCGCGCCGCTCTCGATATCCACGATCAACAGTGCGCTTTGGCGACCCGCGCGGAAATCAAGGTTGTCCTGCAGGCGATCGTGAAGCGCGCCAACGAGGGGCATATGTATGCCGCTGAGCAATGTCACTTGGAGGCTGCGTGATGGGCGGAAGACTATGGACCACTGCGGAGGAAAGAAAACTCCGCGACGTGTGGCATTCGCAAATGACGACGGATGAACTATGTTCGCTGTTCCCCGGACGTTCCTCGGATGCGATCAGGAGTCATGCGTTCGGGATCGGCCTAGGGGCGCGGTTTATACCGTGGTCCGAAGCCGAGGACTCGATTCTCCGCGAAATCTGGGCAGGGAAAGGTTCGCTTAAATCACATCTTCATCGGTTGCCGGGCAGGAATTGGCGAGGCGCATTGCACCGCGCACGCCTCATCGGACTCGGCGGTCGCAGCCCCAAGCAATTCGTCTCGGACTACTCATGGGTCGAGTCCGAAATAACGAAAGTGTTATCGCAACTGGTCCCGCTAACTGCGAGGGAAATCGCCGCCAGTTGCTCGGCATCCTATACGAGGGTGACGCAAGTCCTTTCCAGGCATGCTCAAAGCAAATGGCACGCCGCTGACTGGCGACACACCAGCGTCTCAGGGACGGGAAACTGGTCCGCAGTATGGGTAATCGGTGCTGGCGTGAATGCACCAAAGCCTCCGCTTAAAACAAAATCAGAATCAGCGCGCGATTACAGGGCGAAGAAGGCAATCGCTAAAGGGCGAATCAACCCGTTCGAAGCATTGATCGAGCCGGCGCGACAAATTAAAAGCCAACCGGGCCGCGTCTACATCCACCTGACCGATTCACCCGAAGAAATGGAGATTTCAGCATGAACACCGACCTGAAGGAGCCGACTCAATTGGTTATCGGCGTTACCCACCGCCAGATGCTCGATTGGATGGCTGAAGACGGCGTGTTCTGCTCGCCGGATAGGTACGCACGCCGTCTTCAAGAGGCGCAGCGTCGAGCCATTGCGGCGCAGGCGCTGGATCGGATGACGGCGAATGCGGAAGAGCTCTTTCTCTACGACGAGCCGGCTTGCTGGTGCCACAAGTGCATTGAAGGCAAGAAGACGCGCGGCGGCTTTCCGCTGAGCGGCACTCGCATGATTCTCTGCCCGGCGTGCGGCAACAAGCGATGCCCGCACGCGACGAATCACGAACTGGCTTGCACCGGGAGTAACGAGCCGGGACAAAAAGGAAGTTCCTACGAGCATTGCGCACCTATTGAGGAAAGAGAATGAAGGGAAAAATCTATATCAGCGGGCCGATGACGGGGCTGCCGCGCCTCAACTTCCCGTTGTTCAATCGCGTCGCTGTGCGCCTGCGCAATCTTCGCTGGGAAGTGGTAAATCCCGTCGAGATCAACCCTGACGAAAGCGCTGATTGGCTTGATTGCATTGCCGCCGACCTGCTCGCCATGAGAGGTTGCACAGCCATCTGCCTGTTGCCCGGCTGGACCGATTCATACGGAGCAAAGATTGAACGAATGGCCGCCGACAGGATGGGCCTCAAGGTTTTTCATTTGGCCGATCTGGTTCCGGGGGAAGCATGAGCGACAAAAGCACGAATCCAAAAGATGCGATCGCGACGAACAAGCTGCCAAGTCACTTGGTGTCGCCGATCGTCAAGGCGTATCAGGCAATTTCGCACTTTCTCGGCAACGTCAAGTATGGCGCGTGGAACTATCGCGGAGCTGGGGCACGCGCATCGATCTACAAGGCTGCGCTAGATCGCCATGTCGACGCATGGTGGGAGGGCGAAGAATACGACCCTACAGATGGCACGCCGCACCTTGCCAACGCCCTTGCCTGCCTTGGAATTCTCATTGACGCGAAGCATTCGGGAAAGTTGGTCGACGACAGACCGCCGAGTCTGAATGGCGAATTGGCCCGCGTGCGCGCCGAGTTCGAAGCACTCATGCCGAAGATTCGCGAGCAGTATGCCGACAAGAATCCCAAACACTGGACCATTGCCGACAGCAACGGAATGACCGAACACGCCGCACGCGAGGAAGACGCGCGGTTGATTGAGAAATCGAATCGGGAGGCAGCGTGAGAGCGATTCTAGGCGGAATTGTCTTTGGCGCTGCTGGCGTCGTTCTCTCGACCCGGCGCATCGGCCTAGGCAACTGGCAGTTGTGGGCAATCATGGCTCTGCTCATGTGCGCTGAATTCGTGGGAGCTATGGCATGACAACCGCCCTCTACCGCGAGTTCACGCTAAAGAACGGCGGCGTCTGGAATGCCGTTGTCGCCTTCATCAAAGCGAACGCGCCGGTCTTTGCCGACAAGGGCGAGCCGTTGCGCCTGATCATCACCGCCGAGGAGCGTCAGAGAAACGCCCAACAGAACAGGTTCTACTGGGGCGCCGTCCTGAAGCAAATCAGCGAGTCAGCATGGGTCGACGGAAGGCAGTACGACAAAGACACGTGGCACGAGTTTTTCGCCCGCAAGTACGGGGTGCTCGACGAGCTCACCCTGCCCGATGGCGAAATCATTACGCGCCGGAAGTCGACGACGCAGATGAGCGTGGGCGAGTTTTCGGAATATCTCGATGCCGTGCAGAGCTATGCGGGCGACACGCTGGGGGTGACGTTCGAATGAAACACAGCCAAGTTTTCACCATTTGCGCGGCTGTCTACATCTCTCCGCACGTTTCGCCGGCAGCGGGAATCTGTCTTGGCATCTATTTCGGAGTGTGGGCGATTTATCACGTGTGGAGGGAAGCTTGATTCGCGCATCGCTCAAGCCCAAGAAGTGCGCCGCTTGCAAGACGGTCTTCACGCCACAACGCTCAATGCAGAAGGTCTGCGGGCCGAAATGCGCAGCCGATTGGTCCGCCAAGGTCGCCGCCCAGAAATCCGCCCGAGCCAATCGCGAGGAGCGGAAGTCGCTGGCAGAGCGCAAGGCCAAGCTCAAGACGCGCCGCGAGTGGATCGCTGAAGCGCAGGCAGTCGTCAATAAGGTGGCGCGGCTGCGGGACATTTTGGCGGGGCATGGCTGCATCTCGTGTGGCTCACGTCCTGACGCCAGGTTCGGCGGCGCAATGGATGCGGGTCATTTTCGATCTGTGGGCAGCGCTCCGCACATGCGCTTCTACCTGCCGAACATCCATCTGCAGTGCAAGCGGTGCAACCGCGACTTAGGGTCCAACACCGTCGAATACCGCAAAGGACTAGTCGAGCGGATCAGAATCGATCGCGTCGAGGAAATCGAATCAATGCAGTGGACGGCTAAGTGGTCCGTCGAGTATTTGCAGCGACTCAAGAAAGTCATGAACAAAAAGGCTCGCAGGTTGGAGCGGCGGATTGAAATGAAACGGGAGGCGGCTTGAATGAGCTGGCATTGTTCGCAGGCGCTGGTGGAGGAATTCTCGGCGGCCACATCCTTGGATGGCGCACAGTCTGCGCCGTCGAATACAACGCATACGCCCGCAGCGTACTACTGGCCCGACAAAACGACGGAACACTTTCGCCTTTCCCGGTTTGGGATGATGTCCGAACCTTTGATGGCCGACCGTGGCGCGGAATTGTTGATGTGGTTTCGGGAGGTTTCCCTTGCCAAGACATCAGCGCAGCTGGCAGAGGTGACGGACTTGACGGTGAACGCAGTGGGCTCTGGACGGAAATGGCTCGGGTTGTTTGCGAGGTTCGACCGCGATACGTCTTCGTGGAAAACAGCCCAATGCTCACTAGTCGAGGGCTTGGACGAGTTCTCGGAGACTTGGCCCGAATGGGCTTCGATGCGGAATGGGGAGTGCTGGGAGCGGGAGATGTCAGTGCTCCCCATGTTCGAAAAAGGATCTGGCTACTGGCACACGCCAACGGCGAACGATTGCAAGCCCGCCGGCAAGAAGGAAATCGAGATGGTAACCAAGTGGGAGCAAGGGGAGTGGATACCAAACACTTACATTCGCCTTCGCTCTCAGGTGGCGGTCAGGTCCGGAATAGTTGGCCCGGTGAACCCGGACTGGTCAGAGTGGCTAATGGGATGGCCAATCGGGTGGACAGACTTAAAGCCATT